ACACTGAGGCGGCATGGAAAGTCAATGTTGAATACAGATTTCAAATACTGTGGTGCACTTTCTAGTGTCTTCTTTGCTACAGAAGCTACAGTGTACAACAAATCTTTAGGTACGTCAAGCACCACACTGTCGTGCACAGTCATTACTAGTTTCGCTTCGGTTAGATTTTCTTTCTCCAGTTGGTTAAGCAATAGGCCTACCATCATGGGAACCACATCTCCAGTAGCAAACCCTTGAATGGGCCAGTTCTTTAGCTCAGTAGGACTGAACGTTAGCCCACCCTTGTACTCGTTAGGGTACTTCTTGAAGATGTAATGCCGACCCGTAGGGCTAGCATGATAGTAGTGGTAATCAGGGCCAGACTTAGTGGGATCATAGCTGACTTGTGCCAACCGCTCCGCATCCTTAACAATACGCTCGTGGTATTCCTTGACACCCTTGTAGCGTGTGTAGAACGTGTTGATGAACTTCTTAGCCGTAGCCTTGTCACACCCACTCTGTGCCATCAGGGTAGCTGCACCGCCACCATACACCAGCAAGAAGCTGAACCGCTTGAACGGCTTGCGCTCTTTGTCAGTTGGGTAGATGCCGTACATACCTTTGTACAACTCACGATGCATGTCCCTACCGTTATTAATATCGTCGATAAGCTGCTGGTCATTGGCTAGGTAGGCTAGTGCAACCATCTCTAGCTGCGAGTAGTCTAGCTCTAGGATGCAACCATCTGCGTAGCGACTAACGTAGGCACGTTTCACATCACCTGCATCTGTCTGATTCTGCAAGTTAGGATTGGTAGCTGATAGGCGACCCGTCTTAGTTGCACAATGATTTAGGTTTGGGTAGATGTTGTCATCAGGGAATCGTAGCCCGTGCAATCCGTCGTAGTAGGTTTCCTTGATCTTACTAGCCTCACGAATTGTGAGAAGTGTAGATGCAAGTTGATCAGCACGATTGAATGCTAGTTCCTTTAGTACGCTGTCATCTGTACTGTAGTAGCCACCCTTGCCTAGCTCCCCCGTAGGTGGGTATTTACCTTCGACTTTACGAACCTTTTCCACAGTTTTAAAACGTGGATTACCATTCTTATACAACCCATCTTGTACCTTCTCTTTGTATTTCTCTTCACCACCAAAGAAGTAAAGAGATAGTTGCTTAGGACTAGCAGTGTCTACTCCGGGAGCAAGCTGCTCTGCATACTCTCGTGCCTCTTCCAAGATCTTCTGGTAGGCAATGCGCTGCGCTGTCACATATCCCCAATCTACACGCATGCCATTACGATTCATCTCCGTAGTGGCACGTAGTGCATCCATCTGCGTCAGCATCAGAGGCAGAATGTCTAGTGACTCTGCTGATGCCCACTGCTGTTCGAAAATCTCCGCAGTGTTACGCACATCACCTTCTAGGTACGCCATTAGCTCGGCTTTAGGAATGTCTTCCGTTGCCACACCAGCCTTCCAATAAGCCTTGATCTTGTCGTCCTTCAGTGCGTGTGCACCGATGTACTCAAGGGTTAGCTCGTCGAGACTAGCGTATTGATGCTGCTGTGCACTCAGTAGGTAGGCTGCTAGCTGCGTATCCCAGATACGAGGCAACTTGTTATTAGTATTGCGGTAGATGTACAGCAAGTCGAACTTGACGTTGTGACCAATGACTAGATCTGCACCAGCACACGCATACTGTAAAGGCGTTAGGTCTAGACCCGCTGCATCGTACTTGGAACCATAGGAAGAGAACTTCCCTGCAGCAGCAATGGTTCCCCATGCAATGACCTTGTTGCCTTGCCACATAGGGTTAGCCTTGTTGTTACCAACCGGGCAACGCACTGTAGTTTCTAGATCAATTACTAGTCTCACGCATCTCCTCCCGTAGTTTGATTAACAAATCCTTGAGGTTCATCACAAACTTATTGTGTTCTGGCACAAATGGTTTGGCTTTAGGTTCCCGCACCCAAGCACCGCCGTTAGGGGATATTGTGTACTCATACCAAACATCACTAGTGTTAGTCATGTACAAACGTATGTAGCCGTCTGACTCTAGGATAATGTCGCCCTCACGCACTTTACTTAGTTGTTCGCCACTTACTGACATAACGTGCCCTCGCTGGTTCAATATCTACTTCAAAACATCCGTGTCTGTGTGCTTCTAGCGTCTCACTACCGCCGAACAGCTTGTTCTTAGGAACGTGAATGTACCGCTGTAAGTCCATACCCGGCTCGTTACTCTTACCGATTGTGATGATAGCATCTGCCTCACCTACCTTGTCAGTCTTACTGCCACGTAGCTGATTCATCTGAATCCACTTCTCACCCTCACCAGTGCCGTCCACCTGACTGATGGCAATGACGGGACAATATTCCTTGGCAATGTCTCGTGCCCACTCGTACAGCTTACCGATTCGCAGGTCTTCCCTATCATTAGGGAATCCGTGAACTTTGTCAAGTTGGTCAAAGATAATTAGACCGGGCTTGTACTCTTTGAACAACGTGGCAATTTTGTTAGCACTGCGAATACCACTATCGTCGTCAAGCACTAGGAACCTGTCACCGCCACTGACCTTGAACGCATTGGCATACTCGTCAGGCTTGCTCAGTAATTCGCTACTAGTAACTTGATGGAACGATTGAATCACTCGCATCATTACCTTGTTGCTAGCCTCTTCGTTGTTGATCCAGACCACATGCTCGTCAGGCTGTAGCTGCGTCATCATGTAGCTGGCTTCACTGGCAACGAACGTTGTCTTGCCTGTCTCAGGCCGTGCAGCAATGATGATGAAGTCACCCTTACGAATCGGGCCTAGTGCTACGTTAAGCTCCTTCAGTCTCCAGTTGAGTCCACCACTAGCTACCACACTGGATAGATAGTCTAGGCTAGGGCTGACGAATACTTCGCTCTTCTCTACGCTAGATCCAATCTCCTTCTTGTAGTTGTTGAGTAGCTCCTCAATGGATAGCAGATCACCACCTCGCCCCGTACCAATCTTCAGGCATATGTCGTACACCTGCGTAGCATAATCGGTTTCGATTAGCTTCGCTAGAATGTCCTTAACGATTGGCTTAGATGTTGCCATCGCCTTCTCTAGGTTCTCAAACGCTAGCTCGTATGCAGCAGGGTCTTTAATCTTCTTGCCTTTGACGATGTAAAAGAATGTCTTGAACTCGTCAGTGTCTACGACAGTGCGTAGCGGATAGTTGTCCCAATAGTCACCCAGCACATTGAACAGATCAAGTGTGATGGACGATACGTTGTGTTTCTTTACGTGATCCTTGAATCTTTCATAGTCTGTTTTGTTACTAGTAATTGCAAGTATGTCAATGTCATAACTCATTAAATCTCCATTGTCTTTAACGTTTCCATGTCAATCTCTTTAGGCTGATGATTGAAGATAGCCGTCAAGTCGGGAAGCATGGGGCTAAATTCTCTCAGCAGCTTGAGGGCGGCTGAATGTCCTGCCATGTCATCGTCTAGCCATAACACTTGGCGATTGTGCTGTCGCGCCACCCACTCCAATATCTTTCGATCCATCTTCGTACCTAGCAGACACAGCGTGTGATAGCCCGCAGCATGCAGCTTGTAGCTGCTCAGTAAGTCCTCAGTGATGACCAGCGGCTTAGTTGGGTCTGCAATTGTACCGAACCGCAGATAGCTGTACTCCTGTGTGCTGTAGGTAGTGTACTTCGGTGTGCCGTTGTACTTGCGAATCTGACAGCCCACAATGTTCTTGCCAATTAGATCCTGCCCGTAGATGGGTAGCACCAACCCACCGCGCGTTTCTACAATGCCGAATGCGTCGGTTAGCTCTTCGTCAAAACCATACTGACCTAGCCATAGCTGACCCTCAATACGGAACTTATCATATTCCGTTACCTCTGTCAAGCTTTCGTAGGTAGGGCTGCTACGTGGGACTAGAACAGGTCGGTGCTCTGCTTTAGCAGCAATGGGTGAGTAGTTTTCTTTGGGTCGATAGTAGCCACTCTCACCACAGTTGTGACAGTGGAACAGGAAAGCCCCGTCAACATTCTTCACATACAGACGAGTCTTCGTATCCTCACCAGCAGAACAGTCTAGATGATTGAACTTTACTTGCTCTCCTTCTTCAATGTGTAGGTAAGCCTCACAATTATTAGTAAGGACATTGAGGGCATCTCGTCCGTAGTGTGTAGTCATTCTTTATCCTCTACCCAATAGACACCGGGAGTAACAATCTTCTCTTCGCGTGTTGCTCTACGCATACGCACTGTGTTCTTGTGCTTAAGCTTGGCTTCGACCCACTTAGCTGCCTTCATCCAGCTTGTATTACTTGACATTTGAAGACCGTGAGAAAACTCCTCCTCCGTCAGCCCAACCCACTCGCAGGGCTGCGGGGCGGTGTAGAGGGGTGTCCATGTCCCGTCAGCCCGGTCAGGATCGGCGGTAACGGTTCCGTCCTTCCACATCCACGCCACCGGCTCCTGCTCAAACGGCAGTACCATGCGCCCGTTGTGTTCAACCAAGCCGGTTCGTTCCTCTGGAGTGAGTGGGTAGCCACAAGTACCACATTCAATCATATTGCTCATTCCAAACCCCCGTACATCGTCCACTCCCTAGCCTTTTCGGTCATAAACAACCCCTCGGCCCTGTTCATTTTGGATGCGCGAACAAATAGCTCACCGTCCTCGTCGTAGCCCAGTACCATTACATCCGTAAGACCTGCTTTCAGGGCCGAATGAAGTGCTTGCTCTGGAGTGTAGTTTACACTAGCTGGTAAATCAATAACTTTTTCATTGTTCATGTGTGCTCCACAATCTTAATGTTAGTCATGCCGATGATCTGATGACAGACCTTGCATGGCTTTGCCAGCAACGGCTTGCCTTGCTTGTTATAGCGCGTTACTAGTATACGGTGGGCCTTATCCCAATCACACTTCACCAGTGCTGCTACCTCTGCATGCAGGAAAACCTTGTGGGGTTCCCCTACCTCTGCAGCAATACGTGCCTGTAATGGGTGCGTCTTGATGTAGCTGTTCTGACCAGAGGAGAGCAATCGCCCCCTCTTGTCATACACAAACGCACTGATGTGTTGCTGGCACATTAGCCGAACACTTTGACGTACAACTCTGACACACTCTTAGCGTCGTCAGGAGTCAGCTTCTCTAGGAAACTAACTTGCAATGCATACGCAGTGTCATAGCGACCCATCTTACGTGCCCAATTGATGAGGGTACGTGGCGACATGGTAAGACCGATCTTACCGCTATCGTATGCCTGACGCACAAGGTGCGCCATACGCACCATCTTAGTAGCAACATCCGGCGTAGCGTCAGTCTTACTAGTAATGATATCAACCTCGTGTTGCTGGCTGAGATAGCCCAGACGCACAGTGTTGGTGAATCGGTCAATGGTTGCACTGTTCTGGATACCTACACCAGAGAATGCACCCGTAGTGTCACCCTGTCCCACAGTGTTACCAGCGAACACCAGACGGAAGTCAGTGTGCGGCACAATGGTACGATCTTCGCTAGTACCGGGCTTCTCTTTGAGGTAGAGGTAGCCACCGTCTTCTAGCAGGTTCTGCATGCCCATTGCAATCTCTGCGGGCATAAGCTCCCACTCGTCAACCAGACACACAGCACCGTACTTGGCTGCTTCAGTGATTGCACCATCCTCCCACACAGTTGCACCACCACGCACCACTAGAGTACCGAACAATGCTGCACTCTCTACGTCACCAGACATATTGATGCGGATGAACGGGCGGTTAAGCTTGGCACACACATACTTGACCAGCGACGATTTACCACTACCAGTAGGGCCAGTGATGAGGGACTTATCGCCATCCTCAAGACCTGCTACTAGTAATGCTGCTTCATCCTTCTGCACTACGTAGTCAGGGTCGATCTTAGGGATCAGACGTACCACATTGGGATCCATACCAGCATGCGTAGGATGCACAGTGACACCAAAGTCGCCGAACTTAGGACGATAGTCGAACACCTCAGAAAACCACACTTGACCGGGCAACAAGCCTACAGGCTTGCGTACCACTGCTTCTGCGGGTTTGGGTTCTGCTTTGGGTGCTTTGCCCAAGTGCTCCGCAATTGCCTTAGCTACGCGGTCGTTCAAATCTGCGGCCATGTTAAATGCTCCTGTCAATGACTGAAAGAATGGTTGGGGATAGTTGGTTCAACTCACGAACAACTACATTCTTTTTATAAAAATGCACAACGTTAGTATCACAAATGCCAATACCATATGTGTCGATTCCTAGCTTCTCTGCGTCGTCAATAGTCTTACGTGTGTAGCCTACTACATCACCCGCATACTCACGCCCTGCGGGACTACCATC